TGTTAGCTGTGCAATCTGAGTATCTCTGTTTGGCTTCCTAGCTGTTCCAGCCTCTACTCGATACCTGAAGTCTCTAGTGATCCGGCTTACTTCATCAGTCAATATCTGCTGCTGGAACACCATCGCTGCTGTCTGACCTACCACCGGAACCAAATCATCGTACTCAGCAACAAACCGCATCGCCTGTATTTCTCGTGTGGCAGAAAGCGAAAGCCAATCCTCGACGCGAGATGCCATGTCATCTGGACGAATGTTGATGTTCTGATGGCGATACTGAGCTTCTGCTGCGGAACGCATCTGCCTGCCAGACATTCCGTACATCAGCTCTGTTAGGCCTAGCCGTTTGTCAATCTGCTGATTAACCTGCGCGACCATGTTCCAAATGTCTATGCTAAAGTCTGGAGCTTTCAAAAAGCTAATCATGTCTGACAGCTTTGAACCGCTTATGCGCTCAAGATCAATAACAGAGAATGGACCTGTACCGCTACTCAACTGAGACCGAATGTTCTCTCCAGCCTCCTTCATGACACCAACGTAAATCTTGCTACCTGCTGCTACCTTGTCAGCAATAAAACTCATGCACCAGTTCACGAACTTCAGTTCACCGATACATGGCTTAACCATAGAAATAGGCCACACCTCGCCCGGCTTGTTGTAGAAACTTAGTCGGCAAATAGGCCAACCGCCATCACTCATGTAGTCATCCCAGAACGGAACCTCCCATGAGGTTCTCTCTAATATGAACTCCATGTCACCTGACTGCAAAACATCTGGGGCCAAGTTAAGCGGATAAGGACACTGCTCGCAGATAGCCAAGTAAACAAAATCTCCAAGCGCATCCAGACCACCAACACTCTTGTCCTTCTCATTAAGCTTGAGATTCTGACCTGCTCCTGCCTTTGAATACACCTCGTAATACTCAACAAGATCATGTGTGACACCGGCGTAACTTCCGTCACCATTCCTTGATCTTCCTGAACTGTCGGAAGAAGCTGACATCCGAGCATACTTGCCTTTCAAAGAACCCTTTGGCAATCCGAACTTCTGCTCTACCTGATGTGCTGGCTCACAAGAACGAAGCGCAATCCAAGTACAATCTCTCCAGTACTTAGCGTCTGGATCTACAAGCAAGTCTTTGTTTGATCTGTATCGGCTTCTAGCAAGCTTAGGACCTCCTCCGGGTGGCTGCTCAACCTTAACCTCAAGCAAGCCAAGCCCAGTAATGATTGCCTCAGTGATTGCCTGCCTAGCTTCGTCTTGCTTTGTCCCTTCTTGCTGAATGTAATTGCTGATCTTCTCCAGTATTAAAGCGTGATCCCTGTCGATCACTGAAGCCTTGTCATCAGCAGCCTTAACTTGATCATACTGCTGGAACAAGTTCTGAATACTCTGAAGAATAAACGGATCTTGAACCAACCCCTGATTAGCTGCCTGAACCATCCCCAAGAGGTTAGTGGCTTCTGGATTTCCAGCGTAGAAAGTATCAATACTTACTTCTGGATTAGATCGCGGGCTAACCGCAATCACTGGATTCTGATGATAGAGAACAGGACCGAACATAGCCACAGCCTCGAACAGCCTGTTCACGCTCATCTCGAACTGTGGCATCTGCACATCTGGAGACAAGAAGCCATCCTGAGAACCAGATCTAGTCCTCATCTGCGACCACATGTGATTAACTGGTCCGTCATAGAAAGACATAGCCTCATCAGCGTACTGATCAAACTTCTTCTTCCGGTCTTTCCTAGCAGCAGCGAATACTCGCTTCCATCTGTCTACAATAGGTGCAAGCGGATACTTCTGGTTCCCAGTAGTCTGGTACTCATCCATGTGGTTAGCCCTCAAGCTTTTCGATTCGTTTCTCTAGCTCTTCGATCTTTGAAGACGTACTGTCTTTCCTAAATTCCCATATAGCTCCAAGGTCGTCCAATATCGGAGCGCCCGGTGCAAGCCTTGGATCATCTCTGTGTATGCAATCTCCATATGCGTTATTCATGAATACGCAATCAATCGATCTCTCACTGATTGAAACCACAAATGCAATGGCAGCATTCCTTGATGACATTGTTCCGCGAGGGTAGATAATTACACACTCACCACGCTCAGGCTTTGGCATCCTCCACTCACCAGTGTCCACAATCTCAACTGGTTTTGGAGTAAGAAGCTCCACCAATCCTTCTTCCTTATTCTCTTTAACTAATTTTGAAACTGCTTTTTTAGCCATCGTATGTACCTTGAGGTCCAAGAATTATTGTGCTTGTTATTCCAAACGGATTCTTAGCCTCTTGCCGTTCTTTCTGTCTCTTCCTGTATGCCCTTACTCTCATCTGCCCTGCCGTCAAAGGTTTCCTCTTGCCTCTTGGCTTTATGTATGGCTCACTTACGTCTGTAAGATATGTTGCCAAATACTCAAGGCACTCGATTGCATGAGTGTTAGTTCTTCTGTTACCCGTATCTGTAACCATCCCGTTCGACTTCTTCTTCCTGAATCTCCTCATCTCCCTATCAAGATTAGGACATGCACTAAAGTCTACTAAGATTTGCGGGACTCCCGCACCCTGAACTGCCAACATTCCTCGTGTTACTTCCTCCCTATAGGCAATAACCGAACATCCGGGAATGAATCTGTTCTTTGTCTCCACGCATTTTACATCAAGAGCCTTCATTTCTCTCTCGTAGGCCTCCCTCGGAGAGACCCCCGTATCCATCGATGTTAGATTACCACCGTGAGAGTCAATCAAGAATGTCTGAAACCATGTGCCAGCAGTTGCATTGCTAATCGCCTTGGCAATCATTTTTGCCGTACACTGGCGAATGTAAATCTCACCAAACACTAAATGCCATTTTGCACTAGGAGGAGTGGCAATTAGTATTCCGGCAGCAGTGTCGTGGCCTGGGTCAATCGCAAGCCTTCTACACCAGCTTACAGGAACCTTCCTGTTAATCAGAAAATCCTTAGCCTCATGCAACTGATGACCATATCTGTCTATGTCATGCAGTGACCTGTTCCACATAGGATACATCAGAACCGAATCTGTAATCAGTTCACCTAACGCCCTCTTTCTATAGACATCATCGCCCATGCTCTTCCAACCAGCCACAGCCGCTCTCTTGGCTTCCTCTGGTAGATAAGGGTTGGATTCCATAGAGATGCGATACACAACCGTTGTTGGCTTAGGTCCTCCCCTCTGGTGTTCCTCTTCCTGCGTCTCAGCTCTCTCAGCAAATCTAGCAATCGCATCGTTGTCGTCATGCGGAAGAGCAGACCAAATCAATCGTCCGCTCCTGTCGATCAATCGACCAGCCGCCTCTTCATAATGACGTGGATCAAGAACGTCTTCGTCAATGTGTATCAGGTCAGCTTGGTATCCTTGGTCCGGCTTGGATCTTGAACTAAATGCCTTGATCTCCCATCCAGTCTTCAGGTGAATGCTTGAAAAAACATTCTTCCCCCTGTCCTTCCATACGATCTTTTCGATCATCCTTGGAGGAATCAGTGGAGGAGCTGGCTTCGCCTCTTTCTTTCTAGCAACATCCTGAGGAACCCAAGGACGATACACTCTCCAAAGATCTGTCTCTTTGTCTCTGATGATCTTGAAAGCACCTGCCTTGCATAGGTACGGATACACTACACCACCAATGTGAGACTCCTTGTATCCAACGACAGCAAGAACACCATCTCTCTTTGGATACTTGTTGTACGGGTCTTTACCCAGCACTGCCCTAGCATCTTCGATGAAAGCAGCCAAAGACTTCCCGCCTCGGTTTCCTCCCTGAAGCATACACTCAGGAGCAGTACACTTATGAAAGTCGTCCTGAGTAGGCTGAGGAACATACAGGTTAAGAGCCTCAATCCTTCGCTTCGCTATCTCACTAGCTACACGAAGAGCCTTCTTCTTGGCAAAGCTGCTCTGCCCTATGTCCTGCAATATACCACTAGGCATACCAGCAGAATCAGTCATTCTTCACCTCCACCGTTTCTGCGTCGATAACATCTCCACTCAATGTTGGTAACGCAGTCGATGGAAGATCATTGCCCTGTTGGTACTCGACGAGGTGCTGACGCATAATCTGCAAGAGATCTCTCTCTTCCATCATGTCCAGTTGCCTCTCAGCCAAGCCAAGCTTTGTCACCTTTCCAGCCAACTGCATCATCATATCGTGGATCTTTACCCTCTTCTGACTCCCCGGATCACATGCCAAGTAAGTCGCAAAGAGATGCTTCGCCCACCCATTCACGCCACCAAACGGTTTCATCATCGCCTCAAAGACTTCATTGATGTGCGGGTCGAAGCTCCCCCCCGACGATAAGTTCCCAAGAGTCTCAAGGCCTTCCTTCTCTAACTCTTGCAATCTCGCATCAAGACTGTCTTGTTTCTTTTGTTCGTTTATCTTTGCCCTGCACTCTTTGCAGGTGTCTCGATGACCATCCCACTTGCTTTCATCTTTATGAAAGTCTTCAAGAACCTTCCGAATACCACATGACGTACAGTATTTCTTCTGCTGGTCATTCACGACCGCATCGATTGCATCTTCTGTATTGTCTTGAGTATTCATGTTACACCAATAAAAAAGCGGACGAACCAATGATGCGGCTCGTCCGCTTATGCGAATCACAGTCTAAGAAGACGAGTCCTATACAGCGTCAGGAGCAAGTTCAACTTCGACCAAAGCATTTGCTACGTTGTTCGCCTTAACAACAGTTCCAAGCAATCGACCACCGTCAGTGCTGATTGCACCAGCCGCCAATCGTCCACTTGCACCAGCCTTAATCAAGGCTCCTGCTGCAAGAGTAACTGGACTGCTTGGTTGCTTGACCTTTGTTGGGCCTTTGACGATTGCGTAAAACAAGTCACCAACTGCAACAGTGCTGTCACCCAAAGCTGGGTCAACAACAAGAGCATAACGGTCGTTAGCACTCGAAAGTGCTGTAGCTGTACCAAGGCCAGCATGTCCATTTGCAACGTCAACCGCAACGATCTCGCCTGCATTGAGAGCAGCGCTATGACTGTTACGCATGATGCGAGCGACAACTCGACGACCAACTACTCGGTTGCTCATGCCCGATGCTGCTGCAACTGCATCCGTTACAGGGAACGTGTACTCTCGACCTTCAAGTGCGGTGTTAATGTTATCACCGTCATCGTTTTTGCCTCGGATGGTTTCACCCAAGCCAAAATCTGCTACTGAATCTAGCATGTGTAATTTCCTTTATACTAGGGTGAACAAGATTAGATGTCTGCGTTTGCTTTCCAGACAACAAAGTTACGAGGCGACTTGTACTTGATGTTACTCAAGGTACTAACAACAGCATTCATCGACTGGGTGTTGATGTCATACTGAGGTCCACCTTCGTCCTCAAATAGGTTCTCAGTCAAAGACATGAGTTCCATGCAGGCGAGGTTGATTCCGAATGCGTATCCAGCAGGAACTGCATTCTCGAATCCAAGCTCGATTCCATCGAATCGGAACACGTTGCGGAAACCAAGTTCAATAAGGCTTCCCGGAGCGTTCTTGACCTCAATCGTCTGACGACCATCGTTGTGGTCTTTCAGGTCGATGAACAAGCTTCGATCCATAAACACGTTGGTGATCTGACCATCGATAGTGCTGTTACGCTGAGCATGTGTGATGCCGTAACGCAAAGCCTTCTCTAAGTCTGCACCGGGATTACTTCCGTCACCGAATGCACTGCTGTCTCGCTGAACAATCAGTGGACTCCAGAAGTCGTACTGAGCATCCTGAGTGCCTTCCGGCCAAGGAATGCTTGAGTCGTCTTGCGAACCACCGTAGGTCCCAAGGACGCATGACAGTGCTGCGTAAGTTCCCGAAGGAGCCGCAACCTTGTCGGCAGCATTCTTGGAGCGAGCGCCACTACCATCGTTGTTGAGGGTCTGGCCGTTGGTCCGCGACAAGGTTTTGAAGCCATGCCAGAATCGCTCGTTCTCAGCGTCTTCACCGTCGATGTAAAACTGAGGTGCAAGTTCCTGAAGGAGAGATTCCTTCAGTCGCTCTGCAAATCCATCAAGAACCTTGATGATTGCAGACTCTCCCTTGTTCTTCTCCATCTCGCGGCGCTTGATACTGTCGGTCACTTCATAACCACGGTAATCAAGCGAAGCAGTCTTGAACAAGTTCGTTGGAGTAAAGTTACGACTGTTCTCTCCGGTAGCTCCAACAGCCTTGTGATTCTTGTAACGAATCGGCCATTGAATACCTTCACCGCCATGACCTGTGGAGATCCGACCAGCAGCCTCCATTAGAGCCATGATCTGAAAGTTTTTCTTTGCCGTGTCTTCTACTTCACGAAGAAGCTTTGGCATCGTGGTATGCAAGGACCGCGCCCAAGCAAACCGATCAAAATTCTGAAATCCACTGGGCATGACAGCCTCCATTGCAATGTGGAACTAAAAAAAAACTACTCCGTACCACTCATCATGGCGGCAAGAGTTTCCTCTCCAAACGACATTTGACGACGACCAGTTGGGTCGCCTCCACTCTCTGCTGTCACCCCATTGAAGGACGACTGCCTAGTTCTACTTGTATTTGTTCTGCCACGCATTTCTGTTCGACGCTGTTGAGCATAGTCTGACGCAGAAGCCTGTGGATGCGATGGCGTGCTTTGACCCGGAACAATTCCCATAGCCATCTGTGCATACTGAAGCTGCTTCGTAACTGACGAAACACCATCTGCTGCAAATGCGTCCATGTGATCAAGAAACCGTTTTCCATTTTGACTGTAAATGTAATCACCACTCATCGGGTCGGTTAAGTAACGACCACTAGCCGGATCTCTCTGATAGAGCCAACTAGCGTTCTGATTGATGAAGTTATCAATGGTAGCGTTTTCTTGAGCCTGCGTCTGCTTTTGCTGATAGCTGCTCTCAAACTTGTCAGCAATCATCTGCTCTACACGCTGATCGACCGCTGCTGCAAACTGACGAGGATCTTGAAGAACCTCCTGCCACTGGCGAAGCTTTCTGTCGATGCCGAGTATCTTTTCACGAGTTTCGTCATCAACATGATCGGCAATAACACGATTGCCTTCGTGATCAACCTCAATGTATTGATTAGCCCAAGAAGGGTCTTGCCAACCATCAATAAGATCTGTTAGAGGATCTCGTTTTTTTGGAGGCTCAACACTAGGCTGTTGTTGAGACTGCTGATACTGCTGGCTATTATACAACTGCTGCTGATAGAATCTTAGCTGGTCGGCATAAGTGCTGACCTGCTGTTCTCTCTGGCGGTTGGATTCGATGAGTGCTTTGACTGCATTGTCTGCGTCATCGAATGACTGGAAACCGGCGTTCTGGAGTTCCTGCTTCCAGCCCGGTGTGGCTTCAGCGGCTTCCATGCCCCTGTCGCCTTCCTGCTGAAGAGCTAACGGGGAATGCTCTTCAGGGAGTGGATTGGAATTGTTTGCAGCTTCACTGTCTTGAGACTCAATCTCATTGACTGCTGCTTCAAGTGCTTCCTGCTCTGTTTCGTTTAGATCAACAGAGTCTGACATACTATTTTCCCATTGGTGCGGTTAAAGAAACCTTTCGGCAGTTTCATAGACAGAGGAATGTCTGCAAGTCTAAACTGTATCTACCGGCCAGCATTGAACTAAAATACATTCTACGGGGAACAACTATTTTGATGGCTATGGATTCTCAGACGGAAAAAGCACTCATGCCCCTCACGGATCTGAGGGAGATGTTGAAGAAGAAGGGAATCATTGATGTGCCTCGATCTACCGTAAGAAATTGGTATCTGTTTGGCGTTTCAACTTCTAACGGTAGAATAAAACTAAAGACTCGAAAGGTTGGAAATAGACGGATGTCGTCTATTAAATGGACTCTTGACTTCTTAGATGAACAGGAGGACTCCAACTAACACTAGCCAAGGAGGTCGATGTGAGAGTCCTTGTAATAGGAGATTGCCACTGCCCAGCAATGCACTCAAAGTACCCTGAGTGGCTGGCTGAAATATACAGCCAATGGCAGTGCGAACGAGTGGTAATGATCGGGGACCTAGTTGACAATCTTGCCCTGAATTTCCACAAGAAGAACCCAAAGCTCAAGAACCCAGTAGCTGAAAAAGAAAAGGCTCAAGAACAAATATCAACCCTGACATCCCGCTTCCCAAAGGCTGACTGGCTCCTCGGCAATCATGACATACTTCCTTGGAGATGGGCTGATGAGGTAGGGCTTCCACACGAATACCTAAGAAAGCCTAATCAAATATGGAACGTCAAGTGGAAGTGCCACCCAAGATACTCTGACCTGAAGATTGATGGAGTCATCTACAGGCATGGAGACAAAGGAAAGGGTGGAAGGATGGCTGCACTTGCCAATGCCAATTCTGAACATACCTCACTCATTCAAGGTCACTTGCACCAGCAGGGCGGCGTTGAATGGATAGCTAACTCTAAGCACCGCATCTTCGGATGCCAAACAGGATGTGGAGTCTCGGACAAAAGCCTGCACTTCGAGTACGGACGAAAGTTTAATCAAAAGAGTGTTATAGGATGTGCCGTATGCGTTGATGGAGAAGCGGCGTACTTTGAGCCAATGCCAGAAAAACTGATTAAGTCAAGCTAATCTTTTCCTCGGAAGACGACTTCTTTTTCTCTTTCTGTCAAGCATGTCCGCAAGTTTTCTCTGCTGATAGAAACGTGGGTCAAGACTTATGTCGCAACAGCATGTTGGATTAGGAGGATGGTCACTAACCCGAACTACTATCCTCCTCTTGCCACGTTCTGCCTTAACGTAACGACTAAGGCTCTTTGGACTTCGGTGGGTCTTTACGATCCAACCTCTCCGACGAAATGTCTCTATAACCGACCGGACGACCCTTGCTATTGCCTTCGCGTCCCCAGTCGATGTCGTCATAGTTGCTCTCGAATTGTTCTCTGTTTACCGGGCGAAACGAATCACCTTTTCCATTCTTCAAGTCCGTATCTCCATAAGGGCAATTCAAACAACCCATCCCGCAGCAATAACCACGAGAAAGAAGGAAATCTCTAGTCAGTGGTTTGCCCATGAGAAAGTAAACTCAGATAGTCTTCCCAACTAATGATGACGTGGCTCTTTGCCTTGTCCTCTCTGAAAACAACAGCGTCCGTATGCTCAAGAAGGTCTACCATATCACGCAAACCCTTTAGTATCGTCTTCCTCCTTTTGGCCTGTATCTTCTTGCCATCAATAACCAAGTCAACTTCTTCGTGAAGCCCAAGCGATCTACCATCTGAAGCCCAAGCTCTCTTGGCCTCCAACCCAATGTCCTTAGCCTGATTGACAAGCTCTCTCTCGTATGTGTTGCCTTTGACTTTATTCTTGTGAGTCATCGTCATACCAAAACAAAGGACTTCCCGGACCTACATACGCATCGAATATGTTGTACTGACACCACTCAATAGCCTCATCGTAGTCAGCACAAAACTCTAAGCAGTTCTCTATGATAATGTCCTGATCATAAACAAGCTTGAACGAAGACTCCTGAAGAGAATGATTGTCTATTGATACACCTACAATAGCATTGTCGTGACCATCTATGATCATGCACTGAAGATGCGGGAACGCTTCAGCAATCGAATGAGATATTTCCAGAAGAGAAGTAACCTTTTCGTCCGCACACTTTCTATCGCAACCGCATTTTTTTCCAGAATCTTGACAACTGCTCATCTCCAACTCCTTACCCTTACCGTTATGCCGTCTGATGTTGTTGCGGTTGCATCACCGCTAAGTTCATAACCTCTTGAGCTATCGGGAACGCATGTGCTTGGACTACTCGTCCTTCCCCAGCCAACGCCCTCGAATCGCCCAACTGTGCTGCCTACATGACCAAAGATTCTATGCTCTGCCATGTAGTTAGCTTCTCTCTGACACCGCTCTTGGTCTGAGCAAGCGTCTCCCCATATAGAAAGAAAAACAAAAGCAAACGACATCAATCATCTCCCCGATAAGAAGTAACCTTGTAAGTCGTAGTCGGTTCAACCAAGTGATTGAATATTGTAAGACCTGAAACGTCACGAGTCTGCACAATTCCAGAATAAGAATTTACTTCAGCTAAACGCCTTGCAGCTTCTGCATGAGAAACGTCACCCATGTCAACCCACTCACTCTTCATGCTCTTCTGTTCAGAAACAAGCCTAGCTAACCTTTTGACCGCCATTAGAAACATCCTCCATCTTTTGTTTAACTAACTCGTAAGTAGCCGAAAGTGCGTGTACCTTTTCCATCATCGCTTCAATCGATGCGTTAGGTGAAACACTCAAATCAAACAAAGCTTTCTGCAATTTCCTTCTAGCGTTAGCAATGCTTATCCTTGTTATCAATGAGTCTCTAACGCTCCCTCCAACATTCAGTCCCATCCCCTCGAAGGTGATTCTGGCAGTTGCTATGTCATTTGGATCTTTAGTTCTCACTGCCTTGATGCAGTGCCTGACCCTAGTAGAGAAAAGCTCATCCTCCTCAATGTTCGACAGTATGAACTCTCTGTCACCATCCTGAGCCAACACCATACCAAGCAAAACAAGTTCCAACATGTAAAGCTTGTGTTCCTGCATACTTTTCAAAACTTCCATTAAAGATTCCTACTTTGGTGAAGGCGCAACGCTACCGCTATGCGCAAGTGACCCGTTTCACTTGGCAGGGTGCGAAGCGCATTGGATTCCTACTTCGGAGCCAGACGCAACGGGCTGAGTGCTATGACCTCTCAACCGGCGATTGGGTTAGGTTCGCCTACCAGACCTAAAGCGAGAGGGAGAGAATCGAACTCTCCTGAGGATGCGCCAGCCACTCGCAAGAAAAGATTGTTAGAAAGGAGCGTCTGC